ATGAACAAGAAATCGAGCAAGTTTTCCCCGGAAGTCCGGGAGCGCGCAGTGCGCCTGGTGCGCGAGCAGCGTAGCGAGCATCCGTCGCTGTGGGCAGCGGTCGAGTCGATTGCGCCGATGATAGGCTGCACGCCGCAAACGCTGAACGATTGGGTCAAGCGCGACGAGATCGATAACGGTGAACGCGATGGCCTGACCACAAACGAGCGTGAGCGCCTGAAGGCGCTGGAGCGCGAGAACAAGGAATTGCGCAAGACCAACGAGATTCTCAAGCTGGCCAGCGCGTTTTTCGCCCAGGCGGAACTCGACCGCCGTATCAAGTCCTGAAAGCCTTCATCGATCAACATCGCGACACCTTCGGGGTCGAGTCGATCTGCAAGGTTTTGCGGATTGCCCCGTCGGCCTACTGGCGCCATGCCGCCCAGCTTCGTGATCCGTCGAAGCGCTGCGCCCGCGCGAAATGTGATGACGTGCTATGCCCGGAAATCCAGCGTGTTTGGCACGCCAACATGCGGGTCTACGGTGCGGATAAGGTCTGGAAACAGATGAACCGGGAGCAAATCCGGGTGGCCCGTTGCACGGTCGAGAGATTGATGCAGCGATTGGGACTACAAGGCGCGGTTCGCGGCAAACGGGTTCGCACGACGATTCCCGATGTCTCGGCACCTCGTCCTCTGGATCGAGTCAATCGCCAATTCAAGGCCGACCGGCCGAATCAACTCTGGGTTTCCGATTTCACCTACGTTTCGACGTGGCAGGGCTGGCTGTATGTGGCGTTCGTCATCGACGTGTTTGCTAGGCGCATCGTTGGCTGGCGGGTGAGTCGTACCATGCGCACCGACTTCGTACTCGATGCGCTTGAACAAGCGCTGTACGCTCGCCAACCGGGCGACGACGGGACGCTGATCCATCATTCCGTCAGGGGATCGCAATACGTTTCCATTCGGTACACCGAGCGGCTTGCCGAAGCGGGCATAGAGCCATCGGTCGGCAGTCGCGGCGACAGCTACGACAACGCCCTGGCGGAAACAATCAACGGTTTGTACAAAACGGAACTGATTCACCGACGAGCGCCTTGGAAAACAAGGGAATCCGTCGAGCTTGCAACGCTGGAATGGGTCGCCTGGTACAACCACCATCGGCTGATGAAACCTCTGGGCTATATCCCGCCAGCCGAGGCTGAGACAAACTACTATAGGCAACTCAGAAATACTATTGAAGCACCTGCGTTAACTTAAACCAACCGGCCTCCTCGAAAGCCGGGGCGGTTCACGCAAGCCTTTGATTTTACTGGCCCGCCCTACACGATTCGAACGTGTGACCTACGGCTTAGAAGAACGGCGCATTGCAAATCGTCGGTAGGAAAGAAATCGCTGGAACCCAAGCCGGACAACCGATTCAACGCGACAGCCACCCTCATGGCTGGCTTGGGTTCCACAACGATTTTACCCATTTGAGGGGTATGTTGGGCACAGTTTGGGCACAGTCACTTTCCCGCCGTCAGCGCGTCGTAGCTGCGCTCGCATTGAGGGGCTTCCAGCCGCACTCCTTCGCACCAGCCTGGTTGTGGGCGAGCACGGCGCGCGCCGTGGCGTCGCTGAGCACATCCGACTTGTCGAGGTAGATCGGCTTCGTCCAGTTGCACGCCGTGTCGATCACCTTCGTGCGGGTCTCCACCTGCTGCGGTTGCTGAACCGGTGCCGGGCAACCGGCCAGGAGCAGGCTAGCGACGAGTCCAATCGTTCGCCAGTTCATCACGAACCTCCTGCGCCGGCTTGGCGCTCACATCGTTGTCGATCGAAGCGCGCGCCGCGGCAGCATCGGCGCCAGACTGCACCGCTGCGGCAACGGCTTGGGCGTCAGCCGTCTGGTTTTGCGCGGCCTGCGCGGCAGCCTGGGCCTGCGCCATCTGGCCGGCGGCAGCCTGGGTCGCCTGCTTCGTGCCGGTAGATTTGCCGTGCCACCAGGCGGCGATGACGGCGCTGAGGCCACCGAGGACCGCGAGAACGCCGCCCAGGTGAGCGGCGAGGAATGTGGCGATGAGCGTCATGGTCGGATAGTCTCCCGTGCGTTCTCGTGGAATTGCGGCCAGGTATCAGGCCGCGGCTTGCCCGGGCGCCAGACGCGCTGGTAGAGCGCCCAGCCGCCAGCCGCGTCCGTCACGGGCGGCAGCACCTTGGGGTCGGTGAACAGCAGCAGCCGCGCCACGCCAGCCGCCAGCACATCGTCGGTCGTGAGCGAGCCGTAAATCGCGCCAGGCGTGAACGGCACGCCTCGGACGCCGCAGAGCACGCTCAACCAATATCGGCTAGCCGGGTGCAGATAGGCGCCCCAGACCCCACCGCGCGACGCCTGCGTTCCGGGCTCGCATTGCCAGAACCCGCGCGCGGGTCCGCCGCCCATCTGCACGCGCGCCGAGAACCCGGACTCCTGCTGCCCGATCGAGAGCAGCATCACGCGCGCCGGAGCGGAATCCATCGCATTCGGCAGGATCGCGAGCGCCGACGAGATCGGCCCTTCGTTGATGTCGTCGAGCGTCATTGGGGACCTCCGGTCTGCTTGCTGCGCTGCACCTGCGTATAGCGGATTGCAATGAAGAGAAGTCCGAGGGTCGTATAACTGAGCGCCTGCTTGAGGCTTGCCGGGAGGTATTGCTTGAGATCGTCCGGGATACCATTCCAGGTATCGCGCACCGCGTATCCGATCGGTGCAAGCGCTGCTAACGCGCCGGAGAATCGAACGGTGCCGAACTTGTGTGCCCGGCGCCAGTCATCGATCAGTTGGATTTTCACTTCGACCACCTCCGGGTGTCCGGCCGGCTGCCGGCCGCGTTGTTCAGCAGGTAATTGCGGATGTAGCTGACGTCGGCGCCGATGTCGCGCAGCGCTTGCGTCGTGTCGTTCTTCTGATCGGCTTGGTCCTTCTCGATCCGATCCATGCGTTTGTCCTGAGCGGCGTTGGTTTCCTTGATCGAGCGGACATCGCTGGCAAGGCTGAAATACGCTTGATTGACCGCAAATGCGGAGCCGCCGGCAGACAGCGCGGCCGTCAAGATCACGCCTGCTGCGGACCAGTTGATGCGTGTGGTGGCTGGTGTGCTCATCAATCCCCCGCTCAAGTCCTAGCATTCAAGTCGTACCACTGGTTTCCATCACAAATAAGCGTGATCCATGAATTCACTACCCCCGTGTAATTCGTGTTTCCTTGCATGCGCATCGAGTTACGATCGGTTGTGGAGTGCGCGAATACCTGAGCGCCCGTGAAGCGGAACCGAGCGATTCGACCAGGCCAGCCGCCTGTGATCCGATTTACGGTTCCATCCCCGGACAGGAAGTAGTTGTCGTAGTTCGGGTTGAGATTCAGCGTGCTCGCAACGACGAGGCCCGGCAACCCGAGATTCGCGCTGTTGATCGTTCCGCCAGCGGTGTTGTTCTTGTCGACGTTGTTCGGCCCGATCACAACATTCGTCGTCCCTGCAGCGACGCATTCAACCGGATCACGAGCCACTGCGGCGTATTGGTTCTCGTCGAATATCAACTGAACGTTGACGTTCTCCACTCGCGCGCAACTGCCGACGTTATCGAACTCACACTCGGAGACATCCAGGCCACCCCCAAGCAGATCGATCGCCGTGAACGAACAGCCATCAAATTTAATGTTCAGCAGATCAATCCACTGCCCGGAGTTCATGTTTGCGACGGCGCCCCGCTCGCAACTCCAGAGCGCGTTGCCGGTGCCAAGCAGACCGTTGATGTTGCCCTCGAACAACGCGCCGATCGAGCCGGTTTGCGCGATATCGCCATCGCCGAAGCATGCAAACCAGCGCACCGTACTGACGTTCTTGAAATGGAAACGTGTCGCATAGCCGTACACGAAAACGTCTAGCAGCATCACGCCATCAACGCCATCGTGGACGTAGACGCCTGTCCCGGTTCGATAATGCGCTGTCAACGGAGCAGACGGTTGGTACGTGACGAATGGCCAGAGTTGGATGTGCAGGATGCGCGGGATGTCATTCGAGGCAGTCACCTCGATACCATTCTGACCATCTCCCGAAAACCATTCGAGCTTCAGGCGTTCATAGCCGTTCGTCAAAACCAACTTGTCGAAACCAACGGCGAGTGTCTTTCGAATCGAGGCCCCAGGACCGCTTATCGTAAATGCCGTTCCTGCGAACGCGGAACTGTTCAGCGCCGGGATCACGATCCCGGCACGGTAAGCGAGAACGCCGTCAACCGTCGCGCTGCCTCCGATCATGATGGTCGCGGAACTCGACAACGCAATAGCACCGCCCAGCGTTAGGATCGAGATCGGATTGGTCTGCATGGACTTGATCGAGTCCGGGGTGCGAAACGGTCCTTGCAGTGTTACGCCAGGCGGGATAGTGACAGACGAGCCGATATAGGCCACGCCATTCGGATCGATCAATACCTCGCCGCCGGTGAGCGCCATCGAGTTCAGCGCGCGCGCCAACGCGTCGCTGTCATCAGTGCCAACACCGTTCACGTAGTCAAGCCGGCCGCCGAAATCGCGGATCGTGACATTCCCTTGGAACTTGCGCCCCCAAGCTGCGCCGTCCGCGGCCACGAACTGCGTGCCGCCGTTCTCCCACCCGCCCGGCGCCGTGTCATAGAACTTCACATAAGGCCCACCACCGCCTTTGCCGTCACCGTAATAACTTGACACGAAAATATCGGCGGTTGCTGCTTTCGAGACGAGACGCGCCATCGCCATGCTATCGACAACTGGTGCAGTGATTGAGCCGATGGTCAGCTGGATGGCAAAAGGGTTGCCATCGTTATCAAAGCCTAGTGCCTTGTTCTTGCGCAGATCCGATGTCGGCAACGTCATATTCGGATTTACATCAGAACGAGGAACGCGAACGGCGCGCGAAAGACCGAAATTGCCGTCCTGGATCGCCATCCATATGCGATCAAAATCCGCGTTGACTGTATTGGCGAGCAAGTCGCCATTGTCTTGATAATCCGTGTCACGCTCGATCGATACATCACGGTAGATCGTCACTACTGTGGCAGCAGCAGGCGGAGAAACGAAAGCGACTGAACCGCCCTGCTGACTGCCGATACCGTTGATTGTGTAGTGAATGCCGACGAGTTGAAGATCTCCGTCGAGTAGCACAACAAGATCGGAGCTCTCGAGGATGGTGAACGGGAAGGCAAATACGTTGGTTGCGCCGTTCCCGACGTATGAAATGCTCGGATTCTGGATTGGAACTGTCACGCGGCTTCCCCATCGGCGCGCCGCAGTGCGACGCTAGACTTCGAGCGTCACCTCATGGACGCCCGCTGATGGACGCCAATCGTGCGTCTCGGGGGCTGTCGGATTCCCGACTATCCGGCCAATGCGGACGGGGGTTTCAAGAATGGCCGAGGCGCCAGAGTCGATGAAATCGTCGGCCTGCTGTTTCACTAACGGATTGAAGGACTGCATCTGATCCCACACCGGGCTGTCGAGCACGTCGACGTGCGCCCAGAGCACGCCGGACTTCAAGGGCGGCTCGATGCCGGCCAGGATCTTCTCGTTCTTGTTGACGCTGGCCGTGCGCTCGACGACGCCACACCGGATCTTGCGCTGCTTCAGGGCCTTCAACAGCAGCTTCGGAACGAACGATCCCACGCCGTTCGTCTCGATATAGATCTGCGGAATCGCGAATTTCTCGATCAGGTCGCATACCTGCATGACCTGGCCGCCGGTGATGCGCGCGTTGTCGCCGTCCGAGAACTCGGCGAACTCGCCGAGCATGGCCTGGGCCACGTGCCAGTAGAGGTTGCCCGCGGCATCGTCCAGTATCAGCGACAGGGCAGAATCATCGCCGCCGATCTTGCCGGTCGCGCAGTCCCAGTAGGCTCGCCCGCTCACGATGCGCGTCGCGCCGAGCATCATGCGGATCTCGCGATTGGCACGCTCGACAATGGGGTGCACGTCGTATGGGCGCAGTTTCGCGGGGTCGAGCCGCACCTCGGTGAGCGGTTTCGCCTCGAGCTGGTATTGCGAATCCCAGTAGTTGAGCGTGCGGCACTTCTGCCGGCGCTTCTCGATGTCGGCGCGCGTGAAGCGCTCAGGCCATGCGCAATGTGCGTAGATATCGATCACGGTGCCCGGCGGCCGGGCGAACACGATTTCGCGGCCTTCGACGCGGTAGTCGGTCCCCTCGCGCAGCAGCTTGGCGTGCTTGAAGATCCCCGCCATCACGTAGAGACCATCATCGCCGGATGTGAAATCGAAGCGATAGCGCAGTCCGGACGACGTGTCTTCGTAGCGCACCGCGGCTTCGAACAGTGGAATCTTCAGGGATGCCGCGCCGGCCGCGATCAGTTCGGGATAGATCGAGTCGTGCGTGTGCGGCGTGCCGATGTACGTTTCCTGGCCGCCCGGCACCAGGATGAAGGTGGCCTCCTGGATCTTCAAGCGCAGGTTCTCGCGCGCCTCGGGCGTGCGGATGTTCTTCGGCACCTCGACGTCGTCGTAGTCGATGCTATCAGCGCGAGCTGACGTGACGTTCTGGTCCACGCCCACGGCCGTCATGCTGGCATTGCGCGGATCGTTCGCGCCGTTCACCCAGAACATCTGCGCGCCGGGTTTCGTCGGCAGCATGCCCGCGCAGAGCGGATGCCGGCGCAGCACGTTGATCACGTCGCGGGTGAGCTTCTTCGACAGCGGGCCGTCCGCCGACCAGATGAGGGACCGCAACTGCGGGTTGCGGTAGAGGCACCACGCCTTGAACACGGCGTAGATGGTGGATTTCGCCGCGCCGCGGAACACCTGCAGCACGCGCACCGGATCGTCGCAGGTTTCCAGCCAATGACAGACCCGGACGTGCAGCAGCGGGACGACCCAGTTTTGCTGCTTCGCCCAGATGAGGAAGAACGCGAGGAATCCGACCTTAGCCCTTTCCATGCACGCGCTTGTCGAACTGAGCCTTGCGGGCCTTCTGCTGGACCTCGCTGAGCAGCCGCTCCGCTTCCTTCTCGGCTGCGGCCACCTCCTGATCGAGCTCGTCCTCGGCACTCGTTACGCCGGCCGCGCCATCTCCGGCACTGCTGCCGAGTTGGATCTGGCCAATCAGGGTATGCACGCGGCCGATCAGCATCACCGTGCCGGCCGCGTTCTTCTTCGACCAGTACCGATCGCCGCGCGTTGCCTTGTCCATGGTCGCTAGCGCGATGCCAGCGCCAGGCCACGTGTCCGGGTCGGCCTCTTCGAGAAACACGTCGGTCAGCTTCTCCGACAGCGCCTGGAGACGCTCGTATTGGTCCTGCCTCATCATTGGCTCCCGAAGGCGGTGGCGAGGTTGGGCGCGCGCTCCGGCGCGCTCGAACCCGGCGACCAGTAGTAATCGTTGTGGTACTGCGTGCGCGACTTCTGCACGTTGCGCGCTGTCACACCCGGCGACAGGTTCTCCGCGATGTTGTCCCAGAGTAACCGATTCCACACGGTTTTCCAGTACCAGAGGTTGATGAGCGGCGTGTTGGACTGCGCGATCTTCGCCAGGTCAGCGCCGATGTGCGTGTCCTTGCCCTGAGCCGCGTCCTGAGCGTTCGTCGACAACGCGCGCACGGGCTGAAACAGCGTCGACAGGAGCGGGCCGCCCACGGCGCTGCTGAGCAACGAGCCGTAGTCGGCGCTCTGCAGCGCAGCCGTGAGCATGTCGCCCGCGAAGCCCGCGCCGCCGCCCTTGCTGAAGGCGCGAACCCAGAAGCTGCCGGCGTGCTTCACATCGTCGGCCATGGGCTCAGGGTCCTTGCCGGCGAGGATGTTCTGCAGTTGCACGGCCAGCGCGCCGAGCAGCGTGGTGCTGACCACCAGCGCCGCGCCATAAGCCATTGGATTGGCCAGCACCGGCGCGCCCTCAACGCGATAGTCGCCCGAGCGCCGCATCTCGTTCAGTCGCCCCCAGTGCCGCGAGATCATCGCAAGCGGGAACGACTTGAACTGCATGAATGACTTCTGCAGTTCGCCCGTCACGGTTCCCGGTGTTGCCGCGGCCAGCACCTTGGTGCGCAGGTCCGGATTCAGCACCGCGAATTCGCCCTCATCGCGGATCATCCCGAGCAGCTTCGGCACCACGTCCTGCGCGCGCGGGTCACCCGTGGCGTGGATCGAATCGGGCGTCAAATACGAGGAACCGCCGTAGGTGCCTGGCGTGGCCTGGTTGACCACACTCCAATCGTCCTCGGTGAGGCCCGCCCGCGTCAGCGAGCGCCGATCCCACTCGGTCAGGTCCGCCCACCTCTTCGGCGCCATCTCGGCCAGGCCGCGCATCATATTGGCCTGGAATGCAGTGCGCAGCGCGTCGGTCCAGCCGGTGACGCCGCCCCACTTCATGGTCTGCGCTGACAGATTGCGAGCCCAGGTCGTAGCCAGGTTGTCGGTGCCCCACCGGTTCAGGCCATGTTCGAGCGTCTCGGCGATCAGACCTTGGCCCGACAGCCAGTCGCGGAAGTCCTTCGAGCCGGGCGCGGCCAGCCGGGCGGCCGTGCCGAGCGTCCGGAAGAACGGCACCTTGTTGTAGCCAGCCGTAACGAACAGCGTGCCCGTGTCGCCGAGTGCCGCCAGGATCGTACCCTGCAGCTTGATCGCGCTCACCGTGGTGCGCAATGTCTCCATGCGCCGCGCGAGTGCCGGATTCACGGGAGTGTTGGTCGCACCGGTGACGTAGTTCCAGTAGGCGCCGATCGACGTCATGCCCCCCTCGAGCGTGCGCAACTCAGTGTTGTCGTGCACCGCCGTGAGCTGCATCTGCGTGCGCATGTTGCGCGTCGGGTTCGGGCCGTAGCGCTCCACGAGCGCGATGTTCTTGGCCATGCCCCCGACGTGGCCGATCAGGGAATCGAGCAGCGATCCGTCGCCATAGGCGCGGTTGTACTCGATGTGCGCATCGGCATCACGGAAGTGCAGCACACGGTGCTGCGAGCCGGCATTCGCGCGGGCCGCGCCGCCAGTCGTTTCCCCCGGTACGATCTTGTTGACGCCGCCGTAGGCGATCGTGTCCCAGACGCCTTGCTGCCGTGGATCGACACCCTGGCCGCGCGCGGCGATGTTGCGGCGCTCCCATGCCTCGCGATCCTCGCCGGTCAGCACGCGGCGCAGTTCGGCATCGCTCAGCGGATTGCCCGCATCGTCCAGATACTGCGAACGGTCCAGACGCGGCAGCACGAAGTCAGCCCATGCATGTCGCGCCGCGTCCGAGCCATTGCCGAGGATCTTCACCTGCGAGTGGCGGATTGGCACATAGCCGTAGTCGAGCTGGCCGACATTGCCGCCGGCGCGGTTGAATCGCTCGCGCATCGAGCTGGTTGTGGCGCCTATCTGCTGGGCCGCCGCCTTCGCCACGTCGTTGCCGGTCGAGCCGTCGGCGCCGCGGTAAATCTCTCGGATGATGTCGCGTTCCATCGCAGGATTGTCGACGTCGAACGCGCGCGCGAGGAAGTTCTGTCCGTGCTTCATGGCGTCGATCGCCTCCATTGCTCCGCGCATGTAGTCGGCCTTGATGCCGCCGGCGAGCTCATAGGTGCGCTCGATGTCGGCCTTAACCGCGTTCGATCGCGCGTTCTTTGCATGTGCTCGTTCCGGCTCGGCGTAGAGCGCGTCCTGGATTCGATCCGTCGTCTCGATCTGCTTGGCTATCTGGAGGTGCTTGCGCGCCTTGTCGAGATCCGCCTCGTGTGAGAGTTGGTCGCGGGCCCACGCGGCGCCAGCCTGCACGCGGTCGGCCTCCGGCATCGCGCGCCAGGCGGCCGGATCTTGCCGCGCCACGGCGCGCATCCCGGCGCGCACCCGGTTCTCGATGCCGTCGAGCTCGGCTTTGGTCAGGTCGCGGCCCGCGGCGGCCGATACTGCTGCTGCGCATTTTGCGTGCATGGATTACCCCAGGGTCGTGATGAAGCAGTTGGCGGCGACGTCCATCAGCTTGGAATCGGCGACAGACGCGGCATGCTCCTCGTCGATCACCTTGAGCGCATCGGCCAGCGTGCCGCGGAATTCCCCGCGCGTGGCATCCAGCTCGACGGGGAGCTCCGGCGAAACCTCGGCCTGCGCGCGCAGGTTCGTTTCGAGCGCGCTGCCAGGCGCCGCGCCGGAGGCTTCGCCGGGCCCGGCCGGCCGCGTCGCAGCCTCGGGGCTGCCGGGCCCGCGCGGCGGAATAGGCGGCGGCGTCGCACCGGCAGCTTCGCTCACTGCGTCGCGCGGGGCGCGCACCGGCGCGGCCGGGCTCTCGCGCTGCGCGCGTGCCACCGCCGCGACGAAGTCGGCCAACTGCGTGCGTCGCGTGGCCGGCACGTCGATCGCGGCGCGCTGCTGGCGCAATGCCGTGAGTTGGTCGTTCAGCCCAGGGAGTTGGTCGTTCGCGCGTTGCGCCTCAGCATTGCGCTGGATGGCGGCCTGCAGGCGCGTCACTCGGGCCTCGTAGTCGGCCTGCAGCGCATCGATCTGCTGCTGCGCCTGACGCTCGGCGGCCTTGAACTTGGCCCCCTGTGCCTGGATCTGGCGCGTCAGCTCCTTGACGGCCGCCGGCGAGGTGTCGGGCGCGGCCGCATTCAGCGTGTCGAGCTCGCCGCGCGCCGCTGCGATCGCGCCCGGGTCGGCCAGGTTCGCCGCCGTGGTGCTCAGGTCGGCATGCTGGGACTCAGCATCGGCGATCAGCCCGTCGAGCGTCGCCGCGCGCGTGGCGTCGTCCGGCGTGTAGAAGCGCGTCATGTCCGGGAACCCGCCGTCGTCCATCTGGCGGGCCGCCAGCTCAAATGCGTCCTGGTGCATGGCCATGCCATTCACGTCGTCCGGCGTGCCGAACACGTAGGCGTCGTCCACGATGCGCTGACCGCGCGCGAGCAGCGCAGCGTCCACCTGATCGGGCGTCGGGTTGAAATGGAAGTCGTCGATCGCGCGGTTGGCCGCGTAATCGTCGTACCGATTCAGGTAGGCGATCGTTTCGTCGGCGGTGGGTCGGCCGCCCGCCGCGACCACGCGGGCCTGCGCAACGCCGCCGTTGTATTCGGTCAGCGCGGCGCGCACGTCGCCGTTGTAGCGCTGCAACAGATCTTTCGCATAGCGGCCGGCGGCATCGATCGAATTGATCGGGTCGGTGGGATCGCCCTGCCCGAATGCGCGCCAGGTAGGGTCAGTGAACTGCATCACCCCCTTGGCGCCGGCCGGCGATACCTGGTTGCTGTTCGAGCGCTCGCCGGCGTTCTTGATGAACAGCAGCATCGCCGGTGGCACGCCGTTCTGCTGGGCAACCTGCGTTGCGTAGGCGTCCAGCACCGGCGAGTTGTACGGGAGCGCCTTGCGCGCCGCGAGATCCAGCGACGGAAGCGGCGTAGTCGGGTCAACTGCGGCGGTCGGCGCGTTCGCCGCGCGGCCGGCGCGCGCCAGGCCGACAGCATGCACACCGCCGAAGACGCCAGCCATCAGCGTCGACGCGGCCAGGTTGGTAGGGTCCAGAGGATCAATCTGGTCAGCCAGGTGGTCGTAGCCCGCATTGCGCAGGATGGCGCGCTCGGCTGCGCCCTGCCCGATCGCCATGCCGGGCCCGCCCACCGCGACGAGCCCCAGCGTTCGCGCAAGCGTCGAGCCGCCGGCGGGCAGCACCGCGCCAGCGCCACCCAGCGCGCCCTCGACGCCCCCCGCGGCAGCCCGGGTGCCGACGTCTACACCTTCGCGCTTCAGGTCTTCGGCTCGGCTCAGGCCCATCGACGCACCGCCGACCACGGCGCCGGCCAGCGGCCCGCCGAGGACCGCCGCCGGCACGATCTGCGTCAGGCCCGACACGGCGCCCTGCACGATCTGGTCGATGCGCGTGGTGTTGGTCGGGTCGGGCTTCAGGGAGTCCGAGAACGAATAGGCCGCCGCGCCGGTGGGCGACTCGAACAGCCGACCGCTCTTGGCGCGCGCGGCGTTCTCCTGCTGGTCCGATGACGCCAGCGCCACCGGGTCGAAGGCCAAAGAATTCGGGCTGGTCGTCAGCGTTCCCACTGCCGCGCCTGTATCGGCCGCCGCGCCGGCCAGCGCCGCACCACCCTGACCGAGGCCGCGGCCCACCGCGCGCGACACAGACCCGAACGTCGTCGACGGGCTCGGCGCAGGCTCGGCCGGCAGCGGGATATCGCCGAGGCCCTTCAGGTAGGCGCTGGTGCTGTCCTCGTAAAGCGGATCGATCGGCATATCAGTTTCCCTTGGGCGGCCGAGTGAGGTGGACCAGCAGCGGCGCGCCGGTGGTGTCGGTCACTGGACGAGCACCGGTCAGCACCGTGTAGGTGCCGCCGATGCCGACTCGCTGAAGCCGGTAGCTGGCGAACTTCTGCATGAATTGGTCGGCCGGGATGCGCTGGCCGTTGGCCACCACGGCGTCGATCGGCTTGCCGCCCGGCTGGTTCTCGACGTTGCCGATACCAGTCGCCTTGATCGCGCCGTCGTACTCATCGTCTGACCAGCCCCACGGCTTGGCGGCCTGGTAGCGGTTGCCGCGCGGATCATCACCGCCGGTCTTGACCAGGCCGCCGGTGGCCACGTTGATGCCTGTCGTGACATCGGACGAGGTGGGCACGTCGTGGCCAGCCTTCCGAGCCGATGCCAGCGTGGCGTAGAACGCCGTGTCGCGCGCATCATCGAGCTGGGCCGGCGGCAGCACACCGTCGAGCTGCTTGGCAATCTGCGCGTTCAGGCCGGTGGCCGCCGCCGCGTCGACCTTCACCACCTTGTTTTCCTGCGCGTCCCGACCGTCCAGGATGTATTGCGCCACCGGCATGCCGCTCTGCATCATTAGCGGGCCGCCAGCCGGATCGGCCGCGCCGGCCTTCATCGCGAGTGCGGCGGCCGGGTTCTTGTCCTTCCACTGGTTCGCCAGATCGTTGATGCGCTGGGCATTGCCCATCGAGCGGCCGATGACATTGAGCGCCGCCGCCTTCGTGTTGTTCGGCAGCGCATCGACTGTCTGGAGAACTTGCGCGGCCTCGTCAGGAGTCAGCAGCGAGATCCGGCGGCCGGCCTTGTCCTCAACCACTGGTGCGGCCTGCGCGCGCGCCGCGAGCGATGAGGCCAGCGCCGGCACGCTCGACATGTCAACTGGCGGGATCTGCGCAATCGCGCCACGGTCGAGTGCAGTGTTCCAGGGGTCTTTCTGGTATGCATCCACCGCCGCCGTGTACATCTGGTGCTGCTGCTTCACGGCGGCCGCCGTCGCCGGATCGGTGCCCCCGGCCTGCATCTGCGCCTCGTTAGCCGTCACCGCGGCGCGCATCGCCGGTAGCGACAGCGTCGCGAAGCTGGCGCCAGCCGCGGCGCGCGCGATCAGCGCGTTCATCTGGGGCGCCATTGAGGTGCCAGCAGCCGCGCCGACAAGCTGGGACTGGTAATCGGGGCTGAACCGCTTGCCCTGGTTCATCAGGTCCGTCGCTTGGTTGAAGGCGGTCACCGCGTCACGCTCGCGCGCGTCCTGCGCGCTGGACTGCTGGTTCTCCAGCGAAAGCCGACTCGATACCACCGTCGACAGAACCTGGTTGTGCTTGTTCGCGTCGAGCTTGCCGGCGTAGAAGCCGTCCGGGGCCGTGAGATCGTGCTCGAGCTGCTGCAATGCGGCCAGGTCGCCCGCGCCGCGCGCCGCGATCGCTGCCGACTGCGCGTGCGCCGCGTATTGACTGTCTGCCCAGTTCTGTGCCGTTTCCTCTGCCTTCGGCTTCGGGATGCCGGCCGCCGCCGCCGCGCTCAGGTAAGCGGACTTGGTGCTATCCACCGTCGAGCCGATCGTTGCCGGGTTCGTGACGATGCTCTTGCCGGCCGTGTCCAGCATCGTCGCGGCGTTCGTCGCGATCTGCTGTTGGGTGTTCTTCATGAGCACGTCCTGCATGCTCAGCGAAACCGACTTGTTCAGCGCGCCGTTCTGGATCGTCGCGACGTTCTTGTAGTGGTTGTCCGGCAGCGCGCCGATCGTCTGGTCGAACGACTGCTGCTGGGCGTCCGCCACCTGCTTCTGGTAGCCGGCCTGGTCGATCGCCCCAGACGAAAGCTGCTCGTTGGCGGTCTTCACAGCCGACTGAACGTTCGCGGCGTGCGTCTGGTAGGCGACGGCCGCGTTCGTGCGCGCGAGGTCGTCCTGCAGCTTCTGGTGCTGCTGGAACAGGTCGCCGGCAACCTGCGCGCCGGCCGCGCCCAGACCTTGGAGCGCCTGCCCTTGAGCGCCGCCGAACGCGGCCGGGCTGGCCTGAACCTCCGGCGCGGGTTGAGCGACGACGCTCGGCAGGTCGCCTGTCGGGATTCGTGGCATGTCGTCTCCTACTTGGTGGGCGCGGTGGTGGCGAGCTGCTTCCAGCCCGTGAGGAACTTCGAGCCGCCACCCAGCACGGAAGTGAGTGCGTTCAGGCCGCCAGCGCTGCTGGCGTTCCGCGCCGTCGTGCGCTCGAGCGCGGCCTGCTGGCGCAGCGACGAGGCGCGCTGGTCAGAGTTCAGGATCGTGTTCAACGCATCCGTTTCGGTGTTCTGGCCGATCTTCTCGCGCACGTCGTTCGACGTGCCCGTGTTGACGTCGACGCCTGACGCGGACAGCGCTGCCGTGGCCTGCCCCTGGACAGCCGCGCCTTGCTGTCGAATGCGCTTCGCCTGCTGGTAGCCGGCTGCTTGGGTCTGATCGGCCTGCGTGTCGTCTTGCGCTGCGGCGAAGTTGGCGGCCTGCGCCTGCGCGCTTCCTTGTTGCGCCGCGCCAAAGCCGGACAGAACGGACGAGCCGACACCCACGCCGGCCAAGATGGTCATCGGGTCACACATTGGGCACCTCGAAGATGAGCCCGGCATCGACCAGGCCGATTGCGCGATAGAAGCGCGCGGTCTGCTCGACATGCACGCCAGTGGAAATGCCGAAGGTGACCTCGCGCGCGCCGCGCGCCCGAGCCCAGGATTGGTAGGAGCGCGCGAGGCGCAGCGCAGACGGACGGCCGCGATGCTCGGGCAGCACGAACAGGCCAAACTCGGACGCCACGCGATCGGTGGACATCCAGTGCTCGAGCACGCAAGCCGCCATCACGCCCACCTGCTCGCCGTCATGCTCGGCCACCATCAAGAAGCCGTCCTCCCATTCGATCAACCGAGTGAACAGCGCCGCCAGCTTCTCGCCGGAAAACGCCAGGCGTCGGTAACGCGGCGACTCTGCAGCCATGCGCGCGCCGAGCGCGACGAGGGAAGGGATATCGTCAACAGTGGCATCTCGGATCATGGTCAACCTGCATTCACGGTGAATTGACGGATCAACGCCAGCACGTACCAGTCGTAGGGCTGGTCCTGCTTGATCGTGATTTCAGACAGCGGCCCCCAGCCGAACTCGCTGATCTCGATGTCGCCCGTGTACGGCTCCGGCGGCTTGTCGAGCACGTTGGTCCCGAAGTTGCGGAACGGCAGCACCTGATCGCCGACCAGGCAGCGGATCGTATTCAGGAAGCGCAGGATCACGGCACCCGTGCGTTGCTGATTGCCCTGGGACGTACCGAGGCCGCCGGACACGTTCGGCGACAGGAAGGTGATCTCGCTGTTGTAGTGCAAGCCGATCTCCACGGATTTCGCGGTGCGCGGCAGCTTGATCGATCCCGCGGTCACGGTGAACTGGCCCATGTAGACACCATCGGCTTTCACGTCGCACTGCTTCCCCTCGAGGCTGCCGAGGCTGCCCCACGTGTCCGATCCTGCCGGATTCGATCCGACGATCGCGGCATCGGTCTGGAGCGTCTCATCGAGGCGCTCGACGAACTGCACGGTCTGTCCGTTGATGGTGCGCTGCACGACGGCGAACAGCACGTCACCATCAGCACCAGGGATCGCGCAAACTGACTTGAACAGGCCATCAGTCGTGTGTCGCGCGAAGCCGCAGACGTTGTCATCGCGGTCGTAGGTCATGCTCACCAGCACGCCATCGGAGCGCACCATCCAGACGATCGGAACGGGCTCGGCCTGGAAAGCCATGTCGACGATTCCGGGGCCTGTAATGTGCGCCGCGAGCCGGGTTAGGTTCTGCGAGCGGTACGCGTCCGTGTTCAGGTCGTAGGTCATCGCACGGATCTTCGTGCCCGCGCGCTGGGCATAGATGATCTCGTTGCCGACGCGCACCGGGCGCGCCTGCGCGCAGCCATAGACAGACTGGCTGTCCACGTCAATATTGGTCGGCGTGATCGCACCGGTGTTGCCACCCGTCACCGTGAACTCCTCGCCCTGCGTCAGAGCCGCCAGAACCTTGGCCGCAGACAGGTGCACGGTTTGGTTGACCTGGTCCGACGCCATGTCGTAGCCGAACGCGTCGCCGTCGTTCGTGCCAGGCGTGAAATCCAGATAGAGCCCGATCCCGCTCGCCCACAGGCGCATGGGGTAGCCCGACGAGCCGGCCGCATAGAGGCGCTGCTTGAACAGACTCACGGCGGCCGGGTAGCCATCGGTCGGATTCCACATCACCGACTTCAACGTCCAGCCAGTCGTTGGCGCCGTCAGCGTCGAGGACAACTCGCGCTTGATCACGCCATACATGCGCTCCGGGCTGTCGTAGACGCTTAGCTCGACCAGGCCGCCATTCAGCTCCACGTAGCTGCCGACATCTTGCGGCCGCCATGCATGGCCAGCCGCGTACTCATACACCGCGCCGAGCGTGCCGCCGGCGATCAACTGGCCATTGAACGTGAAGGTGAACGTGAACGCGGTGGGCACCGTATCGATCGTGTACAGACCATCGATGCCCGAGCCCTGGAAACCCGACAGCACCACGCGCGTGCCCACCGAGTAACCGTGCGCGCCGTTCGTCGTCACGGTCACGGTGGTGCCGGTTTGCGAGATCGTGCCCACGCTGAACGCTGGACCTGCTGCAACAAGCGCGATCGAACCGCCCACCGGCGTGGCATTCGACGGGGTAATCGCCACCAGTGGCGACTGGTCGAGCTTCCATGCGTTCTGGGAAAAGCTCGTTCCAGCGAACGCGCTCGCCACAACAGCGGTGGCCGACGTGGTGCTGGCCACGGCCGTGATCTGCGCGATTCCGGATCCAGCGACGATGTTGCGCCCAAGGTCGCTTGTGAGGAACGTATCCGCTGACGCGCTGACCGTGATCGTTCCAGTGGTGCCAGACAGCGTGATGGTGGCCGGCGGCCGCTCGCCAATCTCGTCGACAGGCGAAGGATCGAATGGCGCGTCGGAGATGGACCAGGTGGTTTGGAGCACGCGCACCATGCGCTTGATCGGCATTGACGGGTGCGCCACGAACATCGTGTCGCTGTTCTGGGCGTACTCAAGCGAGAACACTTGCGCGGCCGTCCATGGCGTAGCCAGTTCGATCGGCACGCCGCTCTGCTGGATCTGTCCGTCCACCGTGTAGAAGCGGGCGTACTGCTCGCCGAGTTCCACCACGTACGCCTGCGACTTGCTGAAGACGAACGGCACCAGGCGCGTGGTGAATGTGGATTTCGTCGGGGCGATCTGTCGAAGACCGAAGCGCCGGCGCGAGCCGCCCTCGATCTGCGGGATCGCATTCAGCATCACCTTCACGCCATTGGCGTACCGATCGAGATCGATGTGGCCGCCCAGCGGGGGCGACAACTCGCCCGCGTTGAGGTTCGACTGCAGCGTCGTGATCTTCGCCATGTCACCGCCCCGGCGCGCGCGTGTAGCTCGACAAGCGGCCTTCCAGTAGCGGGAAGTCGCCCACCGTCTCGGTGTCATCGTCCTGGCCGTTGATCGCCTTGGCCTGCTTCAGCACGGTCGTGTACTCGGTCATCGCGACCTGCGCCATCGAGGCAGATTGCGTGATGGCATAGGCGATGCTGGCCTTCACGGCTTTCGTCACCACGTCCACGAGAGTGGACTCCCACGTCGCCTCGATATCGTTGCGGAAGATGTAGACCAGGGGCAACGCGATCACGTGCGCGAGAATCCGATTCCCCTCCGAGGCATAGTCGAGCCTGTTTCGCCGACTGCCGATCTGCATCGTGCGCAGCCAGTCGGCTGGCAATTGGAACTGGTACGGATAGTCGAATGCCGGCTTGTCTGTCATCGGCGCGAGCACCACACGCTTGACGCACGAGTTCCACGGATGCGCGCGCAGCACCGCGTCCCGCACTTCGGGATACGCGATCGAGCACACCTGAGCGCGAGTCGACGGGTCCTGAAACGACGAAATCGGCTTGTCGCCGAGCTGGATGAGCGCGTTGGAGCAAATCGATACGCTGCTGGTCATGGCCGTCCTCAAACAAAAATGCCGGGAGCGCGAGCCCCCGGCATACATCCCCACCACTGCGCCGGGTTGCGGCGCCCGTCAGTCCAGCACGTAATGCACGGTCACCGTGATGGCCTGGCCCGGCGAGGCCGGCGTCGCGGCACCGGCAATCGTGCCGTACACGTCCACCTCGTACGGCGTCACATACGACAGGCCGTTCGTCACGAGCGAGCCGGTCAGCGCCGACACGTTCTGCGCAGCGTTGATGGCGGTCGCCACGGCCAGGCCGGCGGCCACGGCTCCCGACTTGTCCGACGCCTTGCGCACGCCGATCGACATCGTCGAGGACGCCGTGCCAGCAGCGTTGTTGATCGACACCGCGGTGATGCGCGCGCCGGCTGGGATGCGGCCGAAGTAGATGGTGTCGTTGATCGCCGCCGCGATCGAGGTGATGGTGCCGAACATGATCCGCGACTTGCCGCCGATCTCGTTCGGTTGCAGCTTGGCATTCGGCGAGGCCAGAACCTTCGCCATCTGCACCGAGTTTGCTTCAGCCATGGTGTGCTCCTGTTGGATATCGAGGACGATGCGGAGCGGCGCACGCGCCGCCCGTCACATCACGCTCAGAACTGATAGTCGATCGTGACGACCTTCAGCTCGTCGGTACGCACCGCGCCGTACGATTCGCCGATGTAGATCTGGATCGCGTTGCGCTTGTCGCGGCGCGGGCCGATGTCGATGTCGCGGTTCATCCCGACACCGAACTGCGCGCACGACTTCGCGTAAGCGACGGTCGTCTTCACGGTGCTGACGGTGTTCAGCGCCTCGTACGGCACCCAGTTGAAACCGAGCCATTTGCCCGACAGCTTGCCGTCCTGAAGCATCTGGACGGCCATGAAGTCGGCCGAGGTGAGCGTGGTGTCGCTCAGGATGTCTTCGAGCATTTCGGCGTCGTAGAGCATGTACAGCTCTTCGCCGTTCTGCTCGTCGGCCTCGTTCTTGCGGAACAGCTTCTTCGCCGTGATCAGCTTGGCCTTCGTCATGCCGACGCCGCCGTCGAGGATCTTCTGCGAGTTCGGCAGCGCGATCGAGCCGTACGGAAGCGCCTCGCCGGCGCGCGTGATCGACGTGCCGATCAGCGACTGGTAAATCACCGCGTCCTTCTTCCGATTGAGCGCGGCGAGCCCGTTCTGCATGTACGTGCCCTGCGGGTTCGCCTTCAGCTTCGGCAGGTCGTACTTGTCGATCGGCGTGGCCCAGTCCTTGTCTTGCATCAGCGCGACGCGGGTATCGTTGGGGTTGTCGTTCCAGACGGTGTCCGTCAGGCGCGACGTGACGTCGTTCGCGCTGGTGGCACCCATGTTGTTGCAGGTGAAGCTCGAGCCAGTGACGTCGCCGTATGCCATGACGGTCGACTGCAGGCGCGACTCCTTCTGCTGTGCAGCCATGATGTAGCCGTCGGCGAACTGCTGCATGAAGGCTTGGGTGATCGTTTCGTTGTTCGTGCTCATGGTGAGAGAACTCCCAAAAGGTTCAAGTCGTCTCGCCTTCCAGGGTGTCCGTTACCGGGCCTGCTACGACCTCGCGACGGCGTGCGCGAGTGTCGGGCTCTCTCGGGTATCCGCGCGCCACCGCGGGCCGAATGGATCGCATCATCGGCCGCAGCACCTGTCGGAATCCCGACCAAATCGAGCACGAATAAAAAAGCCCCGCCGAAGCGGGGCAATGACCTGCGAGGAGAAAAGTCAGGCGACCGGTGTGTTGCCGTATTTGCGGTTGTAGTACGCGTCGATCCGCGCCCGCGTCGCCTTATGGTCGGGGTGCTTCGTGTTCGTGTTGGCCTCGGAGATCATCAGCTTCTTCACGTCGTCCTCGGTCATCAGGCCGGCGCTGCTCGCGGCCCCCGGCGGTGCATCCTCGGCGAACTCGGGGCCGAGGGATGCCATCAGGCGGATGAAGGTCGGATTGTTGGCGAGCCCGGCTTTCTCCAGGTCGTCGAACGACATGCCTGCGGCCGAGGCCACGGCATTGCCCGCGCGATACGCGAGGCCGACGTTCTTCTGGAACGAACTGTCGTCGGCCCAAACCTTCTTCAGGTCTGCGGTCGCGCTCTCGGCGCTGTACTGCTGGCCGCCGGCCACGAGCGCCGGAACCATCTCCAGGTAGCGGCCCATGATCCCGTCGAATTGCTTTTGGGAGAGGCCCAGCCCGTGCATGTCGTCGCGGAACTTCGTGAAAAGCTCGTCCTTCGACAGGTCGCCGACCTTCTCCTTCAGCGCATCCGGCACCGTCACCGTGTATTCGGCAGCCGTTGCAGGCGGCGCACCGCCATCGCCCATCCGTTTTGCGAGCTCGCCATAGCCGCCCGCCAGTTTCTGGGCAGACGCACTGAGGTCGAGCGCGCCGTCCGCGGCATTGACGCGGTATTTCTCGGGGAGCCAGTCGAACGTCGGTGCGGCGCCAGCAGCACCCGCCGCGAGCGCCGAGCCGGCAGCACCACCTGCGGCAGCATCACCGCCGGCGGCACCGGCACCATCCGCGCCAGCAGCGACGGCGCCAGCGCCACCGGCCGAGCCGGCTTCATCCATGAGCGAAAATTTCCTGAAGAGCATGGAACCTCCGTTACGCCGCGGCCTTCACGGCCGTAAGTGCGCCAGCCGAGACGATCGCCGTGGCCGGGCTATTGAGGGTGGCATTGCCGGATGACGTCGTTCCGTCCGACTTCTGCAGCGTCATCGTGTTGCCGTTCGCGACGATTGCATCCGTGGCTGCCAGCGTCACGACACCGTTCGTCGCGGTGAGGCTGCGCGTCACGGTGCCGGCCGAGTTCTGCACGGTCACGGCGCCGCTCGGCGCGAGCGCGCCCCACGCGCCGGCCGTCTTCTTGTAGACGGTCAGCGTCACGGGGTCGATCGTCACGTCGCCGTTATCGCCGACCTGGTCCTGTGGCTTGCCGCTGTAGTACGGCACGCCATACGGTTTGTCGTCGGTGCGCGGCGCGCCGTAGGCGATCCAGCCGCTGCCGGTAAGTTGCGAGGTGCCGGACATGTCATTCTCCTTCGTCGGTTGGTGCGCCGTTGGCGCGGTTGATCTGGCCCAGGATATGGTCGACGGCGCTGCGCGCGCCGAGCCGGAAACAGGTTTCGCGCTCGCCCTCCTGGCCACCGCGAACGTAGACGGCGCCAGCAAAGCGGCGCACCAGATCGTCGAGAACGAGCGCGCCGGCCGGGCTCTCGAAGACGATCCGGTAGTCGTCGGGCTGCGCGCGCTGCTCGGCGTCAGCGCCGGGAATGATCGCCTTCATTGGTTTGCCACCATGCGGTTAGCAGCCGCGGAGCCCATCGATTTCATGACGTCGCCCTGCACTTCCATGCCCATCTGCTGCTGTTGCTGCTGGGCGGCCGCATCCTGCTTCGCCTTGCGGAACTGGGCCACCTTATCGGCCGGCCGGATCACCGCGTCCGGAACTCCCAGGCCCTTGGCCACCTGGCGCGTGGCTTCGTCGGTGTCGATGTTGTCGAGCACTGTCTGGTCGATCTGCGCCATTACCGTCACATCGCCCATCAGACGCTCGATCGCGGAAACCTCCTCGAGCTTCTGCGCGCGCGCGAGCGGCGATTGGTACTGGACCGTGAAGTTCTGGCCGCCGAGCGAAGGCGGCGCCGGAGGGAACAGGCCGGCGCGATACGCGACACCGAAGCAGCGCGCGATGAGCGGCTGCAGGTATTCGGCCTGCAGGCGGCCATAGATCGGGCCGAGCAGCTGGCGGATCAGGTCGACACGCACATGCACCTCGGTCGCCGTCATGGCTGGGCCGTCCTGCGGCTGTAGCTGGTCGGCCATCAGCGTCTTGCGGATCTGGCCTTGCAGCTTCTCGATGCGCGTCTCGGCAAGCTGGAAATTCGCGCCCGACACCAGCGGCTTCATGCTGTCCACGCTGTTGGCGACGATCACCTTGCGCGGGCCCACCTTCACGGTGCGCGGGTTGAGCACGCCATCGTCCTCGGCGATCCACATGCCGGACACGGCCAGGTCGAGATTGGCGTATTCGAGCTTGACGATGTCGTTGAGCGTGCGGATGTCGGGCAGCGCGTCGAGCAGCGGGCCGACGCCATACACGCTGTTCGGGATCTTCTTCCAGCGCGCGACCACCACCGGCATCTCGTGATAGCCCGACTGTCGCGCGACCGACTTGTTCTTGCAGATGATCGTGGTGGAGGCGATGGGCATGTTCTTCGCGCGCATCGCGCCGACCACGTAGACCTCGCGCGGGTAGATGCACTGGCACAGATCGATCATGTCGTCCGGCTTCGTCTTCGCCTGGTCGATGATCTCCTGCGAGAGCGTGTCGCCCGGCCGACTGAATTCGCGCACGGCCTGCTCAGCCGACAACTGGTAGGTGCGATAGACGATGTCGACGACACCGCCGGGTTTCGACGACGCGCAGTACACGCCGGCCATCGGCCAGTGCTCGAAGTAGAAGCCGCCCTTGTCACGATCCTCGTCGATGTAGAGCGCGAACCAGCCGCCCATGCAATCGGCGATAGCGTCGGCCGCCTCGCTATCGAAGTTGGCGCTGTGGATGTTCTGCCAGAGCGTCTCGCTCGCTGCATCCAGCCATCGCTCGCCGTCGTCGTCGGTGCCGTTGACGGTCATCGTGAACCAGAGCGAGTTGGCCGGCGTCATCCCCGACATGATCGACGCCTCAAGCGTGCGCTTGGCATCGGTGGCCGTCGAGTCGAATATCAGCGCGACAGCCTGGGCGATCATGTTCGCGTCCATCTTCGGGCCGTCGAGCCCCGAAGCGCGCACTGGATCGGTGAGCATGAAGCAGTCGCGCCACACGAGCTCGTGCACCTGGCGCGTTGACTTCATCGCTTCCAGGCGCTTCGTTAGGCTTTCCCCGAGGCTATCGCTCATGGATCACTGTCCGAGGGTGGATTTCGCTTGAGCCAGCACCGACGAGCTGGTCGTGCCCGATGCGCCGCTGGTACTGGCGCCTGTCGAGAGCAGGCTAGACGCCGCGCGCCGCTTCTTGTCGGCAGCGGCTGCCGCATTCGCCGCTTGGGCCGCCGCGGCGTCGGCGTTGTCGCCGGCCGAGCTGGTCGTGGTTGTGGACGAGATGACGGGAGACGGCGACGAGTTCGATCCAAAGATGCCGCCGATAAGGTCACTGACGACTTTGCACATGGCCGATCACCGGAAGTTCTGCGGCAGCGTGCGGGGCGTCGACGGCACGACCCAGCCCTGCTGCGTCTGGACCGGCGCGACGATCGCTTTCGGGTCGATGTCATCGCGGTGCGGCAGCGTCGGTGCGGCGGTCTGCGAGGGCGTGGCCTTCTGGCGTGCGGTTCGCGTCGCCGCGCGCGCGGCCACCGCAGCCGCAGCCTGCTCGCGTGCGGCGGTCTGCGAGGGCAGTTCCGTTGCGCTGGCCATGGCCTGCTCAACTTCCTTGCGCTGCTTGCCGACCAGGTCGTCGCGCACCTGCGGATCGACGGCGGCCCATTCTTCAGCCGACATCCCCGAGGTTTCGAATGCGCCGATGACGATCTCGGCAAGGGGAACGTCGCGGTTTCCGATGGTGATCACGGCGTCGGTTTCAGCGCCGACAATCGCGAACTCCGCTTGCTCGCCGCTCTGCGCGACGGGCGCCGCGCCGGGCGTCTGCGTCTGGTAGGTGCGTTTGGTCATGGTGCCTCCGGGATGGTGGAGGCGAGTATCGGCGTGCGCCGCTGTCGGATTCCCGTCTATCGCAGGATGTCGGAGACGGTGGGCATGCGCTCGATGGTAGGCGCTTCGGCGGCTGCGCGGCCGGTTACCTGGGTCCAGAGCGCCAGCAGCGTGACGCCGGCCCAGTGCTTGGGCTCGGCACCCAGGTTGCGGTAGCCGAGCAGCGTGGTGCGCGGGATGCGCGTGTACTGCGCGATCTCGGCAAGGGTGAAGTCGGCCCGCCGCACGTCCTCAAGGACGCGGAACCAATCGACGACGCGGACGGGCTCGACAGTTGCCATGGGCTACAGCATCTCCTCGATGCGTCGCAGGACCGACTCGACGTCAGCCAGCACGATCGCCTCGCCGGCCTCGATCTTGCGCAGGAGGCCGCGGATGTGGGGCTTGGCCGGGTGGACCGGATCGACAGGCCGCTCAGCTGCGGTCGACGTAGCGGCGCCACTCGGCGCGGCCGTGGGCTGCAAGGCACCAGTAAGCGCAACACCAGAGGGCAACGTCAACGTCGTGTCGACGCGGCCTTTGAAGTCATTCGCCACGTCGTTCGAAATCGGATTGAACTCGGGCGCAGTCAGCGTTGAGCTTTGCCCGCCCTGCGGCGCAGCTGCAGTATTTCCAGCCGATGCCTCGAGCGACGGAACCGGATCCGCCGCAATCGGGACAGACTCCCCCAGCGTGGCACTGCCAGCCTCCTGCGACGCGACGGTGCTGGTGCTGAGCGGCGCGGCGTCTGCCGAGGCGGAAACCACGCCGGCATTGGCCTCTGGGCCGCTGATCGAGGTGGACAGCGACGCGACGGTCGCTGCGTTGGAATCGCCCACGGCTTGCGTGACCTCGGTGGGGGATTGCTGCTGTTCATCCGACATGGTGTGCTCCTATTCGTGCTGCTGGTAGACGCGGCCTTTCTGGCCGCTGGGTGCGGCGATGAGGCCGGCCGCGGTGAGGAAGGGATTGCCATTGCGCCTGATGCCCATCCATCGCTGACGCTGGGCCCCCATCGGTTCAAGCGCATCCGGCTTGCTGCCGAGCGCCCAAAGCGCCTCTGCGCGGCTGGTGGGCGATGGCCAGCGCCAGGCCTCGACGTAGACCTCGGCGCGGTGCGCGCGCAGGATCTCGCTGGCGCGGGCCCGGCTGAAGCCCAGCGCCTGGGCGATCTCGATCTGCGAGTGCGGGCGCGTTTCGAGCAGCGCGACGACGCGCTCCCATGCTGGCCGCGCGCGTGGGCTGCCGGACGCGGATCGGCACGTCGGCCGCGTGATCTTGAGCCGCTTATTGGCGTAGCTCGTGATCGAGTTCTCGGTGTGGCGCGGAATTAGCGCGAGCAGTTCTTCCATGGGCATGAGCGTGGGCCAGTGCTTCGCGAGCGTGGCCACCTCGGCATTGGTCCATGCGTTGTGCGTGCGCTTCATCAGTGCACCTCCTGCTGACGGCGCCAGGCCACGAACGGCCGGCGCACGAGGGTTTCGAAACGGTGGGCGGCGTCGGGGTCGGTGGCGAGCTCGCGGCGGCTCTCGACCTCGCAGATGGTGCGCACGTACTCGGCCGCGTTGTCGGGCGTCACGTCGTCAACGCTGGCCAGATCGCAGAGGTAGGCGCGGAACGTGGCGTCGCGCGGGAGCATGCCGGCGAGTTGAACGAGGTTCATGCGATGTCTCCGCTCTCTGCAGTCGCGTGCGTGCAGAGAGAATCGAAAAGAGGCTCAGAGAGATCGAGCGCTGCCTGCGGCTGCGCCACGGCGATCGGCGTGATCTTCACCACGACGCGGGCCTCGCCGTCGGGCTCACGCCGCGTCGCGCTGTCCGACCAGATCCACTTATCGTCGACGATGGCGACGCCCTTGAACGCGTCGTAGAGCACCTTGCGCGCGTTGTCGATGTCGATGCACTGGACCGTGTCGTCCCACGTGGCGCCCAACTTGCGCTGGCGCGTTTGCCAGTCCTGCGGGCGATGCGGGTACAGGTCGATGTGGATGTGCACGCGATGCGGGAACGGCTCGCGCACGCCGGCCGCCTTCAGCAGAAAGCCGACCTCGGCCTTGAACGCTTTCGCCTCTTTCGTCGGCACGATCGTGATGTGCTTGCCGACGTTGACCGGGCGCCAGTACCGGTTCGCCGAGATCGGATACGGCAGCTTCACCGTCAAATGCGCGCGCGCGCGCGTGCTGGTCTGGTCGGTCATGCGTTCCACATCGGCCTCCATTCGTTCTGTTCCAAGTCGAGGTACTGCGCGCCGTTGGTCCGGACATCGCGGAACTGGATCGACGCCGGATCGAACCAGAGCTTCACGTTGCCTTCCCAGGTGTGGTGGCGTTGCTTGGCGCAGATCAGCAGCGTGTCGGCCTGGGCTTCGAGCATGGCCCGCTTCTCGTCGTCCAGGTCCTTGCGCATGTCGGCTTCCTTGCGCTTGTTCCTGTGGACGATCAGCAGGTTGTCCACGAGATCGGTGATCTCGCCGGCGCCCTTCAGGTCGAACTTGTCGGGGATGTCGGTTTCCCGCTCGCCCTTGCGGATGTGGTGCACGAGGTGGATGTGCAGGCCGGTGTCGCGCGCCAGGGCGCAGAGCGAGTCGACGAAATTCTTCTGCCCGGCGTAGTCGTCGGGCGCGATGCCGCACTTCATGAGGCTGTCGATGACCATGTGCGACACGCCGAGCTCGTTGCGGCAGTAACGCGAGACGGCCAGCATCCGATCGCGCTGGACGGTGCCGATGTGGTTGTAGATCCACAGCCGATCGTTGGTCCAGCGCTCAAGCTGGCGCAGGTACGGCAGGCCAGGGCGTTCCTGGCAGGCTGCCTGACGCGCCATGCGGTCGAGCGTCTTGTGGGGCGGCATTTCCATCGATGCGATGCAGGCGCGCTCGCCTTGGGCCATGGCGTGCAGGATCACCTGGCCGAGTACACCGGACTTGCCGTGACCGTTGACGCCACCCCACAGCGTGACCTCGGACGGCCGGAACGCCAGATCACGGCCCATCGACGTCCACGGTGTGGCGACGCCCTGGGTCTCGGGACTCTCTTCGCCGTGGAACCCGTCCACGACCAATTCGAAAAATTCCGATGCCGGCCGAACGTTCGCGCGACCGTCGTCAGCATCGGCGACGTAGGCGTTCCAGTCGATATCGTCGGGGATCATGCGTGCCACTTGTGGGCCTCCAGGGCGGCTTGGACGGCGAGGTTGAAAGCCTCGTCGCAGGGGGTTGGGATGGTCTTTCCGAGCTCGGCGAAGATGCTGCGAGCCAAGGCTCGAGCGTCGTCCCAGCGCGGTCCGCCCAGCGCCATCGGGCACCAGTCGAACAGGCGGAAATCGGTGATGCAGCGCCACTCGCCGAGATCGACTCGCGGCCCTTCGCGGTACGTCAGGACCATGCGCTTGGGCACCACCTCGGCCATGTCGGCCAGGGTGCGCAGCAGCGGCCCGAAGGCGATCGATGCAGAGGCGAACACCTCGACGTCCAATGCCGCGATCGGGCGCCAGTCGTAGCGCTCGGAGACGCTGGCGTGCAGCGTGAGGTTGGTCCATTCGAGGTCGCCGATCAGCGACACGAGCACGGGCCCAGCAGGCACGCGGCGAACGCGGCGCATGGCGACCAGGGCATCGGAGTTGATCGGGAATCGGCTCATGGCGTCACGCGAACGGGTTGTCGGTCAAGTCGCCGCGGGTGGTGCGTACGAGCTCGCCAGAGCCCGCTGACCCGTTGATGCCCGCACCCAAGGCACCGACGTACTGCCCGCACTTCTCGGCGTTGAACAACGTCGCCGGACGCAGGTACTCGCGCATCTTCGGGTCGTGCTGCCAGTCCCGAACCTTGGCATCGACCACGGCCTTGAGTTGATCGACGGTCGAACCCTCCTTCAGCCGAGCAACGATGAGCTTCAGGTTCCCCTGCACGGGCTGATAGCTGCGATTGGCTTTCGCGTTCAGGTAGTCGAGAACGATCTTGGCGTCGTCGGGCATGCCCGACATAACCTCCTGTTCCTGCTCCTGTTCCTGCTCTTGGCTTCGATGGGGCTTCGATGGGGCTTCTGAGGGGCTCAGTTCAAACGCCTTTCCTTCCCGCTTTTTCGTTAGGTTGAAAGCCTTCGCATATCTGTCGAAAAACGAAGCCAGGAAAGGGTTATCGGGAAGCTGGTTGTACTCGTTCTGGACACCGATCGAGCGCTTGTCGCTCTCAGAAAGCTTCTCGGCGATCTGAAACTTGGCCATTTCGAACACCCAGACCATTTCCGACTCGCGGTCGTACGAGCAAAAACCAGCCTCGATGCACTTGAGAAGCCCCTTTGAAGCCCCTTCGAAGCCCAAACCGGTTTCGTGTGCGATGAGCAATTCGGGCTGGTAGAAAAGCCCGAGCATATTTGAGTGGGGGGACGTCATCAGGTAGAGACAAACGACGGTCGCTTCCGCGCCGGATTTCTTTACCTTCTTGCCGGTGTCGCCGATCCAAAACTTCGGCAAGACGCGCGCGTAATCACGCATGGCGCCCTCCGTCGACGGTGAGAGGTTTCGGGAGGTCGCTCATGATTCTTCTGCCCCATCCTGTCCCGAAATGTCCCGCGCTTCGATGCGCGCGAGCGGCGCGGCGCCAGGGTGCAGCGCGCCGTAGGCACTGCGCAGGACGTGCATCCCGAGGAATTCGGTCGTCGGCACGCCGTTCGCCGCGGCGCGCGTGGCGAGCTCGGCCGCCTCGGCCAGCGGCAGCATCACCGCCTGTTCAACCTTGTCGGTGGCCATGCTGTTACCCCGGGACGGATTGGGACACTTCGGCAATGACGCCGACGAGCTGCGACGGCAAATTGCCAACTGCGCCGAGCAAGAACAGCTCGGCCATCCGGTTGATCGCGGCGCTGTCGCTGTCGATGCCGACCAGCGCCTTCCAGGCCTGCAGCGCGTCGTACGTCTTCTCGCGCATGTTGGCCTTGACCTCGCGCCGGTACTCGGCACGGCGTTTCAGTGCACGGATGCTCATGCCGCCGCCGGGGTCGTGGATTCGAACGCGTCGAGCCGCTCGAAGTACTCGGTGAGCGCTTCGATCTTGCTGACGGCTGGATCCTTGATCTGGCCTTGGCCGATCTTGCGGATAGTGGAAATCGGAACGCCCGACCCGCGTGCGACGTCCGGCCAGCGGCCTCGCGTCTCGGACAGGCGGCGTTTCACGAAAGCGAAGGGCTTCTCGTTGCGGACCATTTTCGGCTCCGATGGGTCGTTTCGCCGAAGTATAGACCGTATATGGCTATTCACACAAGCCACATTGGGACCGTCATGCAATCCATAATTGGCTACATGAAAGAACTACCGAAAGACGTGGTCGCCAAGCGGCTCACGATGTTGATGGATGAGCGTCCCGATCTCGGCACCCAGGTGAAGCTGGCGCTGCGGACTGGTATTGGTCAGACGACGATTGGCCGGATTAGACGCGGTGAGGTAAACGCTACTGCCGATAATTTAAAGAGAATTGCTGAGGCTTTCGCAGTCCCGGTAAGCTACCTGTATGGCGAAGCAGATCGCGACGGCATGACGCCGGAGTTGAGTCGAATGCTCGCGGACGCGGGGCGGCAGATGATGGATGCGGAATCCAACGTCGAGCCGGGCCCGGACATTCGGGGGAGGCTGCCGTTGATCTCGTGGGTGCAAGCCGGCCACTGGGCCGAAGTGGTCGACAATTTCCAGCCTGGCGAGGCGGAGGACTGGATCCCGTGCCCGTTTCCGCACGGGCCTAACGCATTCGTGCTGCGCGTGGTCGGCGAAAGCAACTACGATCCGACCGGCACCAAGTCGTACTCGCCGGGCGACTTCATCGCGGTCGACCCCGCGCGCGATCCCGTCAATCGCAGCATGGTCGTGGTAAGGCTCGATCACGACGACCGCGCGACGTTCAAGCAATTGCTGATAGACGATGGCGTCTACCTCTTGAAGGCGCTCAATCCGAGTTGGCCGAACCAGGTTTTTCCGATGCCGCCTGGATCGCGCATTGTCGGGGTGGTCATCGGAAAATGGATACCAGAGTGAAGCTGATCCGATCAAGAACAAAAATCCAGCGACTCGCTTGGGTTGGAATAATCACTGGGGCGGCCATCGCCGTAGCCTCCTACGGCGCCGTGAACATCGCTCATCCAGGCTGGGGTTTCTATGACGTCTGGATTGAAACCTTCAACCCAGAAAGCGGGAGCGTCTTCGGTAAAGCGGGAGCGGCAATTCTTTATGTCTCGATCGCGGCCTGGATCTTAGGCGATGGAGCCGTCGCCGTGAGTCGCTCTATTTCTCGGTGGATTAGCAGAGGACAGTAGCGAGATACGCTCGCCGGCGAACCGCCTTCGGGCGGTTTTTTTTCGTCCTCGCAAAATTCAGACCGTTTATGGCTTGACATACGGACCATCAAGGGTCTATCGTTCTAGCCATAGACGGTCTGAATCGGATCGTCCCCACCGACACGAGGCAGCAGATGACCACCTACCCATACGAGCCGAGCCCGTCCCTCCCAACCACACTGACTGCGCGCGATCTGTACGCCGCAGTCGCCCTGATCGGCCACATCATCACGACGCCGCCTGAGACGCTGCTGCGCCGTCTTGACGAAGTTGCGGGCGAGTGCTTCGAGGTCGCCGACGCGATGCTCGCGGCCTCGGTGGAGGCCTGACATGACCACCACCAACGAGAGCAGCACCGATCCGCGCTTCACCGTCACGCTCGCCGCGCTCCGCAAAGCCGGCGCATGCGTCGAGGGCTACAACAAGCTGGTCCGCTCGCTCCAAGGCGAGCCGTTCACCGACGAAGACGCCTCGCGCGAGACGCACATCCGGTTCAAGCACGACGCCGAGATCCCGTTGACACACATCCTCAAAAGCAATGGGCTCGACGACGCTCTGTGGTCGCTGCGCTGCTGCACGGGAATTGACCGGGACGCGCGTCTGTTCGCAGTCTGGTGCGTTCGCCAAGTCGAGCATCTGATGGAAGACCAGCACAGCAAGGACGCCCTGGATGTCGCGGAGCGGTTTGCAAATGGCGAAGCCACCGAGGAAGAACAGGCCGCTGCCTGGGCCGCTGCCTGGGCCGCCGCCAGGGACGCTGCCAGGGACGCTGCCTGGGCCGCCGCCAGGGACGCTGCCAGGGACGCTGCCTGGGCCGCTGCCTGGGCCGCTGCCTGGGCCGCTCAAGCCGAAATGTTTGCCCGCATGTGCTACGGCACCGCGCCGTGGCAGCAAGTCAAGGTTGAGGTCTGACATGCACACTCCCCGCACCGAGAGCGCGGCCGCCTTCTGGTCCGACCGCACGCTCCAGCAATACGACGATGCCGAAGCGGCCGATGCTGCCGCCGAGGACCGCGGCGCTGCGATGGCGCTCGAGCAGCTCGTCAAGGACGTGCAACTGGCCACGCCGGTAGGTGTCTTCCCGGCCGAGACGCGCATGCGCCACTTCATCGCCAGTTTCGTCGCGGTGCTGTGCGTGCGCGGCGACCGTGCCCTGGCCCGCGCGATCGCGGATGCGGCGGGCGCGCCGGAGTTCTACATCGGGCGCGATCCCTCGTGAAAACCACCCTCTACATCCTCGCGATCCTCGCGTTCTTCGTCCTGCTGGGCCTGATCGGCAAGGGGATGAGCGGCATGGACAAAGATCACCGCGATCACCCGTAAGTCTCTCAGCGCCGCGCGTGGCCCTCGGATTGCGCGGCGTTCTTCGGCGGCGGCCTGGACGGCGCCTCCCTTTTTTGAACACCTCGGCAGGAACTGACATGCGCACCATCACCCACAACGCGTTGCTCGCTGTTGCCAGTCGCCCGACACGCGCGCGCCGCGCGGTCGAAGCGGGCTTCTGGATGCTGGCCTATGGCCTGGCGATCGCCGCGTACTGGTACGGCGCCGTGATGGTGCGCGCGGAGGGCCTGCTGTGAATCGCCTGCGACAAGCCGCGCGCGGCCTGAGCGAGCTGTTCGCTCTCTGGATCGTGATCGCCTCAATCCTCTTTCTCGTCGTCTGGCTTGTGCTGCCGCAGCTCGGCTTCGTGCCGGCAGACGACCAACCTCAACCCGTCCACTCCACCTCCGCGAGGACCGCATGAGCAAGACCGAAACCACCGAACTGACCGTCGTGCAGCGCGCGGCCGTCGCCCTGAAATCGACCGAGCGCGAGACGGCGCTGCGCGAGCTGGTCGCGAAATCGACCGACCTCGTCGAGATCAAGAACACCGCGGCGCGCGATCAAGTGCACGGCGCGGCCATGGCGCTCCGCACGGCGCGCACCGACATCCAGAAGGCGGCCAAGACGGCGCGCGACGACGCGAACGCGTTCTCGAAGGCGGTGATCGCCGAGGAGAAGTCGCTGATCTCGATCACCGAGGCGGAGGAAGAGCGCCTCATCGCGCTGCGCGACGCGTGGGATGCCGAGCGCGAGGCCGAGAAGGAAGCGAAGCGGCAGGCCGAGGCCCGGCGCGTGGCCGCGATCCGCGAGCACATCGACGACATCCGCGCCTTCGCGGCGCACGCCGTGGGCATGAAGGCCGCCCAGATCCAGATCGACATGGACGATCTCGCATCGCTCGGCATCACGCTCGACCGCTTCGCCGAACTCACCGGCGAGGCCGAGGCTGCACGCGGCGCGACGCTCGACAAGATGCGCGAGCTGCACGCGGCGGCCGTGGCCCACGAGGCCGAGCAGGCCCGGCTGGCGGCCGAGCGCGAAGCACTGGAACGCGAACGCGCGGCGCTGGCCGAGCAGCAGCGCAAGGACGAGGAAGCGCGGGCCGCGCGCCAGCGCGAGGAAGACGCCGCGCGCGCCGAGCAGGAGCGCGTCGATCGCGAGCGCCGCGAGGCTGAAGAGGCCGCCCGCCGCGAGCAGCAGGCGCGCGAGGACGAGGCGCGCCGCGTAGCGCTGGCCGCCGAGGAAGCGCGGCTCGCCGAGCAGCGTGCCGAGCAGGAGCGCCGCCAGGCCGAACTCGACCGCGTCGAGCGGGAACAGCGCGAGCGCGAAGAGGCGGCCGCGCGCGAGATGGCCGCCGAGGCCGAACGCGTCGAGCGCGAGCGCGTCGAGCAAGCGCGCGCAGAGAACCGCGCAGCGATGCTCGCGCCGGAGCCGACCGGAGGCAACTGGACGGCACAGCGCGGCTGCGTCGTGACCGATGTGCCGATCCCGGGCTGCGTCGGTGGCGGCTTTGACGACGTCGAGCACTACGGCGGCTATCTCATCGCCGAAAGCATCTTCCGGCCAGCCGACGGTTACTTGCTTGCTGCCGCGCGCGACGCGATCGACGCGCTACGTCAGTGGCAACACGCCGAACGTACCGGCGATGCCGCTGAACTCGAGAACGCTCGCGCTGCGCGCGACGCTGCGATCGAACGCGCGATCTACGTCCCCACCGAAGAAACCGCAGCAGCCTGACCAACCCACCCCGCGCGGCCGAGTCTCGCGCACATGGAGAAAACGCAATGTCCGAAGTGACTACCCTCACCCACGTCGAAAACATCACGCCGATCACCGAGATCCCGAGCGCTCCCGTGCCTGCGAACTTCAGCTCGGCATCGCTCGTGCTCAGCGACGATGCGATGGAACGCATGCTCCGCATCGCCGACATGATGGCGAGCGGCCGCGCGACGATCCCGAAGCACCTCCAGCAGAAGCCGGGCGACTGTTTCGCCGTGTGCATGCAGGCCATGCAGTGGGGCATGAACCCGTTCGCAGTCGCGCAGAAAACTCATCTCGTTGGCGACACGCTCGGGTACGAAGCGCAGCTCGTCATCGCCGTGATGAATTCGTCGCCGGCGCTTGCGACACGCCTCAACTACGCATGGTCGGATAACTGGGACGGGGTTGTCGGCAAGACCGACAACAATTCCTCCCACTGGGCCGAGGTTTGGGCCATCGTCAAAGGCGAGACCGAGCCGCGTGTGCTTCGCGTGTCGATGGCACAGGTCGGCAAGGTGCGTAATTCGCCGAACTGGGAAGCCGACCCGCGTCAGCAGCTCGCCTATCTCGCCGCAAAGCGGTGGGGCCGGCTGCATGCACCCGATGTGATCCTCGGCGTGTATACGCCAGACGAGCTGCAGGACGGTATCGACTACGGTACCGGCCAGCCGATCGGCGCGCCGCGCGCGACGCCGACGCAGATCGCTCGGCAGGCGGCCGACAGCACGCGTATCGAGCGCAACGACCGGCACGCCGACATCATCAAGAACCTCGAGAAAGTCGCGAACGAGTACGGCTCCGACGCGCTCGCCGAAGCATGGAGCAAGCTCACGAAGGACGACCGCAAGGCGATCGGCACCGAGGAACTCAACCGCCTCAAGAAGCTCGCCGCGACGAACGCGATGCCGCAGCAGGAGGGCCATGAAACGGCGCGCGACGCTGCGACGGACGGCGCGGCCAGCGCCGACACCGACGGCGAGCAGTTCGCGCGCGAACCGGGTGCGGATGATGAATAACGCGATCGACCAGCGCACCGATGCCTGGTACGCGGCGCGCGCCGGCCGAATCACGGCGAGCCGCTTCGCCGACGCGATCGCCTTCACCGGCGGCGAGCCGGGCGACGTCTACAAGACCGGCCCGAAGAAGGGCCAGCCGAAGCCGCGCCAGTCCACCGCCGCGCGCGACAAGTACATGCGCGAGGTGGTCTTCGAGCGGCTGGCCGCCGTGTCGACGCACGAGGTCGGCGGCCGAGCCACGAAGTGGGGCGAGGAGATCGAAGCGTTCGCGCGCGAGCAGGTCGAGATCGCCACGGGACACATCATCACCGAGGGCGGCTTCTTCGTGCACCCGCGCTACGACTTCCTCGGCGCGTCGCCGGACGGCCTGATCAGCGCCGACGGCGGCTACGAATCGAAGTGCCCGATGGACGAGGCCGTGCACGTCAACACGATGCTCAAGGGCATGCCGGCCGACCACGTCGACCAGGTGCAGGGCGGCATGCTCGTCACCGGCCGGAAGTGGTGGCTGTTCGCCTCCTACGACCCGCGCATGCCCGAGCCGTACAGCCTGTACACGCAGGTCGTGCCGCGCGACGACACCTACATCGACACCGTGCTGCTGCCCGGCCTGCTGCAGTTCGAGGCCGAGGTGAACGCGATGATCCAACTTCTCAAGGAAAAAGCCGCATGAAACCGATCCTCTTCTACGACACCGAAACGAACGGCCTGCCGCTTTGGCGCGAGCCTTCCGATCATCCGGGGCAGCCGCACATCACGCAGTTGGCGGCCGAGCTGATCGATGCGGACACGGGGCGCACGCTCGCGTCCATGGACATGATGGTGCAGCCGGACAGTTGGGATATCCCGGCCGAGCTCGAGGCGCTCACGGGCATCACCAATGACATCGCGATGCGCTTCGGTCACCCGATCAGCCTGGTGTTGAACGTGTTCATGGCGATGTGGTGCGACGCAGAGCTGCGCGTCGCGCACAACGAAACGTTCGACCAACGCCTCGTTCGCATCGAGGCCGTGCGCGTGCTCGGCGCAGAGCATGGCTTCCACGAAGACTGGAAGGCCGGCCCGACGTTCTGCACGCAAACGAACAGCACGAAGATCCTCGATTTGCCGCCGACCGCAAAGATGATCGCCGCCGGCTTCAATAAGCCTAAGTCACCGAACCTCGGCGAGGCCTACGAGTTCTTCACCGGGAAGAAGCTCGAGGGCGCGCACAACGCCGCCGTGGATCTCGCCGCGTGCAAGGCCGTCTATTTCGGAATCCTTGAGCACCGAGCGAAGGCTGCGGCATGACCGTCGACAGCCCTCTCTACCGCATGGTCCGCGCGATCCGCGATGCCGACATGTCGGCCGTCGACCGCGAGCTGCTGCGGCCCGCGTTCGCCGCGCTCGACGGCGGCCCCGTGATCCACCTCCCCGAGCGCGTCATCGCGCGCGTGCGCGACATCCACGCGCGCATGCCGAAGTCGAAGTAACCACTTCTCATCACCACAGTCCGGGGCTCACGTTATGCCCGGCAGTCATAAAGGAGCAGTCATGTTTGCGATCGACCAGAAGCTCGTCAAGGTGCGCTCGGTGACGTGCGTCGCCGAATTCAAGGGCGACAAGCGCGAGCACGCGTGCAGCGTGAAATTCGAGTACCGGACCGACAACAGCATCCTCGACGTGTTCGACAAGAGCATGCTGCGCGCCTTCTACGAGAAGGACTCGGGCAAGGCCAAGGTCAGCGACGACGGCCAAGGCGAGCTCTCGCTGCCGCGCGCCGACGTGGCCCTGACCGCGCGCAAGCTGCTCGGCATCTCGATGCCGCTGAAGTTCAAGAAAGACCTGCCCGGCTACGAGCTCGTCTACCACTGCGGCGCGAGCGACGCGTCGAAGATCAAGCTGATCGAGGTGATGCTGTCCGACTTCCAACTCGATCTGCAGGAAGGCGGTGGCGTCCTGGTGATCTTCAGCGCCTACTCGAAGCCGGGCGCCGACGTGCAGGGCCGCATCGACCACATGGCGCAGACCGAGATCGAGGTCTCGCTGACGCCACCGAGCGAGAAGCAGCCGGACCTCGCCGACAAGGCCAGCAAGCCGGCGAAGAAGACTGCAGCCGAGAAGGCCGGCGGCGCTGACGATCCGTTCGCCGGCAGCGACCTCGCGCAGGGCGCCGAGCACGGGCCGCAGGACGACGCGGATCCCACCGACGGCGATCCGCAGCCGGCCGACGCCACCGAGTAAGCAACGTCCGGGCGCCAACACGGGCCCGTCAATTCGGCGCTACTCGCCTATATGAGATATGACCATGACCGCTTGGCTTGACCGATGCCACTTCGGAGACTGCCGTGATCTACTGCCGATGATTCCGGACGGCGTGGCTGATGCCGTCATTGCCGATCCGCCCTACGGCGACACGTCGCTTGAATGGGATCGCGTGGTCGACGGATGGATCGAGGCGTGCGGCCGCGTGCTGAAGCCGTCTGCGTCGATCTGGGTGTTCGGCAGCCTGCGGTTCCTCGTGCCGACCTTTGCGGCGATGGAGCGCGCCGGCTTCCGGTACTCGCAGGACATCGTGTGGCGTAAGCAAAACGGCACCGGCTTCCACAACGATCGGTTCCGGCGCGTCCACGAACACGCGGTGCTGTTCTACCGGGGTGCGTGGGCCGACGTCTACAAATGCCCGCAGGTGACGCACGACGCGCGCGCCAAGCAGGTTCGACGCAAGACGCAACCGACGCACACGGGGCGCATCGATGGCGGCAGCTACACCAGCGTGAATGGCGGCCCGCGCTTGCGAACCAGCGTGCTCGACATCCGAAACGAGCACGGCCGCGCCCTGCATCCGACCCAGAAGCCCGTCGATCTCGTCGAACTGATGGTGCGCTACAGCGTGCCGCCCGGCGGGATCGTGCTCGACCCTTTCCTCGGCAGCGGCAGTACCGCGCTCGCCGCCATCCGAAACGGCAGACACTGGATCGGCTGCGAGCTCGATCCGGATTGCCGCGATATGCAGGCGCAGCGGCTGCAGCAAAGCCCGCTGATCCTCGAAACGATCTGAGGACACCATGACGAACAACACCACCGCAGCGCTGACGGACGAGCAGATTCTCGCGCTCAACGCTGGCGAAGCCCATTTCAGCGAATCGCCGTCCAAGTACCTCGAGGCCGGCCACGGAACGCAGTATCAAGCGGGCGCTCCCGGCGTGCTCAGTTTCGCCCGCGCCGTCGAGCGTGCCCTTCTCACCTCCCCGCGAGCAGCTGGACTTCCGGGCCATGTCCGCTTTTCAATGGAATCGACTGCGCGCTGGCTGGAGGGTGGTTACGATCCGCTGGCTGCTGCGAGGGAAATCCGTGCATGCCTGGCGAAGCTCGACGCCGCTCCCGCCGCCCCGGTCGCCGAGCCGACTTTCACCGATGCGGGACGGGCCGCGCTGGCGTGGGTACTGTGGCACCACCAAGGCGGCGGCAGCTTCGTCGGCCAGCCGATCCGCTACGCGCTTGGAATGGGCCAGCACGAGGAACTGAGCGACGCGCAAATCGCGGAGGCAAAGTCGATCGCGCGCTTGTGCAAATTCCCCGGCAAGCAGCACTCCGCCGCTCAGGCTGTCGCCGCTGATGGGGCGGCAGGGGGCGGATGGCCGATGCTCTCGAAGGGCCATCTTGAATCGCTGATGTTCGCCTACAACGAAGGCTGGCAAAAAGCATACGACGGTCGCGAATTCGCAAACCCTTTTGCGGAAACAGGGTCGCAGGCCGCCGCGTGGGAACTCGGCACACGAGACGGCAAAGAGCGACGCAAAATCCACGCGCGCGCAGCAGTATCGCCGGCCACGGCCGACACGACTTGGACGGCACCGAAGCAGCATTGTCAGAACGGCGGCGACGTGTGCCTCGCAGGGAACCATGATGGCGTCTGCTGCCCGGAGGACTCGTGCGACATCGACGACGGCACGCGCAAGAATCCGTCCGTATTGCCCATCAAGATTCCTCACGTCCACATCCGTCCGGAAGATGAGGAAATCGGCCGCCAGTATTACGCGCTCGGATTCGTGGACGGTAGCCGCTCGATTACCGATGCGCCGCAGCCGGCCACGGCCGACGAGCAGCGGGCGGCGTTCGAGGCCGAAGTGAGCGAGAAGTCGGGATTGTCTTGCGCATGCGACGTGCGAGGTCGCTACATCGATCCCACTGTCCGGGGCATGTGGGAGGCGCGGCAAGCCGAGCGAGCATCGCAGGCCGCCGCACCGGCGGATGATCTCGTTGGATTTGTCTACGTGCTGGAGAACCCAGAACGCCCGCATGATCCGGTTACGCGATTCAGCCGGCGCCCGCTCAGAGTAAGGTCGCTCGGCGCGAAGCTACTGTCGCTTACGCCCGTCTATAGCCGGCCCGAGTCGGCCGCCGCACCTGCCCTGGCGCGCGAGCCGCAATGGGCTTCCAACATCATCGCAGACTTGCAGGGGCTGTTTGATACCGATGGCATCACGGAAAACGATTCTGGTGACGCATTGATTCGCCTTTCCGACGCCATCGCAGCAGTCGAGGATTCCAAGCGCCGCGCCCCTGCCGATGCGGGAGAGGCGGTGGCGAGCGATCCCATTGCGGCCCTGATCGCGCGCCATGCCGAAGAACTCGACCAGAACGACTACGCCTACTTCGAGCTGGCATATACGCGCCGGACTGGCTGGATGGCGTGGATCACCGATCGACCGGCGCAAGGCGAACCGGGCACCGCCGCCTATGCGAAGTCGAGGAAGGTGATCTTGCGCGGCATTGGCGATACGGCGGCCGATGCTTGCCGAGACGCCCTCGACGCCGCCCGCACTGGCGCACAGGGAAGCGGTGGAGGTGCAGCGTGATCGAACTACGACCGATCGGACAGAAGGAAGCGTTCGACTTCATCCGGGCCGAACACCGCCACCACAATGTGCCCGTTGGCGGACTCTGGTGGCAGGCTGTCCACGATGACGGCGGCCGCCTGGCTGGCGTCGCCATCACCGGCCGACCCGTCGCACGCGCGCTCGATGACGGCCTCACCGCCGAGGTGACGCGGCTCTGCACCGATGGCACGCCGAATGCCTGCTCGATGCTCTACGCAGCTGCTCGGCGCGTGGCGCTCGACAAGGGATTTCGGCGCGGCCTCACCTACATCCTCGCATCCGAAGATGGCGCGAGTCTGCGCGCAGCTGGCTGGGCCTTTCTCTGGGATGTACGTGGCCGCTCATGGGATTGCCCGAGCCGGCCGCGTACCGATAAGCACCCGACCGAAGACAAGCAAGCGTGGGGTTGGGGTGCTTGGCCTGCGCTTGCCCCTATCGACGCCGCACGCGCAGGAGGCAAATCGTGATCGCGCCTCTGACTGAACTCATCGCCGAAGCGCGCGGCCTTGCCAACGATCACCCATGCACGACCTCGGGCCACGCTTGGGATATGGACGGCGGCCGCTCCTGCCCAAAGAACCTCGGCCACTGTTCTCAACCCGTGTTCCGTTGCGCGCGGTGTGGCGAGTGGGACTACGGCAACCCCGGCGGACCTGGCCACCACTTCTGTTTTAGCGAATGCGTGCGCCAGGCGCGCATCACCACGGAGGACGGCAAGTGAGCGATGACGAAACTGCCCTCACCCTCCAGCAGGTCGCCGAGCGCCTGCAACTGTCCTACGGCACCGTGTTTGCCATGCGCCAGAAGATCGGCTTCCGCTTGCCTGGATCTCGAGTCTGGCGCGTCTGGCCATCACGCCTTGCCGACCTGTCCGAAAAACGTAACAATCTGACCCGGCTGTCGCTGCGAGTCGGTGGAGAAAATGGATGTCAATCCACAAGCGAAAAGGCTCGGAGGTCTGGTACATCGATCTCCGGGCGCCAAGCGGCGAAAGAATTAGACGATCTACTGAAACAACTGAAAGACGGGCGGCGCAGGAGTACCACGACCGCTTGAAGGCTGAACTCTGGCGCCAGGAGAAGCTCGGCGAGGCGCCAGAGCGCCCTTTCGAAGAGGCGGCCAAGCGCTTCCTGGTTCTTTGCGCTGGGCAGCGGGATTTGGATGGCAAGATCCGGCACGTGGAATATTGGCGCGGACAGTTCGCCGGCCGATCGGTGCGCTCGCTGACGGCGGATGACATATTCGATGGGCTGCCCACGCATCGCATCATCAACGGCAAACCCGCCAAGCCTCTTTCTGCTGGGACGCGAAACCGATACGTCAACACGATCCGGCGCATGCTGAATCTCTGTCACGAATGGGGATGGATCGAGCGCGTGCCGAAGCTACACCGGTTCGAAGAGCCTGATGTACGGGTTCGGTGGGAATCGCCCGAAGTGATCGCCAAGATGATCAACGCACTTCGCATCCCATGGATGCGCGATGCCGCGATCGTCGCGGTGGTCACCGGCATGCGCTCGGCTGAGTTGTTCGGGCTTCGTGTGTCGCAAATCGACTTGGCCCAATGCAATGCGTGGATTACCCACGAAGGCGCAAAGTCAAAGCGAGCCCGATCAGTGCCGCTGAACGAGGATGCGATGCGCGTGCTTGAGCGACGGATGCAGACGGCGACGGATCTCGTCTTCACGCGCGAATACCAGCGCGGTGGTGGCGAGCAGAAGCTGATCAGGCAGATCGACAAGCGGGATTTCCATCGGGCATGCGCCGCGGCTGGCATGCGCAATTTCAACTGGCATGACCTGCGGCACACATGGGCGAGTTGGCATGTTCAGCGAGGCACGCCGCTGATGGTGCTGAAGGAACTGGGAGGCTGGGAAGCCATCTCGATGGTGCAGCGGTATGCCCATCTGGCGCCGAGCCACCTGGCGCGACATGCCGGGACGGTCACATTTTGGGCACAGAACGGTGCGGTTGATGTGGTGGGCGACCACCAAGAACCCGTGAAAATCCTTGCTGCATAA